AAGAGACAGGCAGTCACCAATCCTAAGAACACCCTATTTGCTGTTAAGCGATTGATAGGTAGGAAATTTAAAGACAATGAAATTCAAAAAGACATTAAGAAATTGCCTTATGAAGTCGTTGCATCCGGTAATGGCGATGCATGGGTTCGTGCCAATGGAAAAGACCTTGCTCCACAGCAGGTATCAGCAGAAATTCTTAGAAAAATTAAGGAATATGCAGAAAGTTATCTAGGCGAAACAGTTACACAAGCTGTAATTACTGTGCCTGCATACTTCAACGACAGTCAACGACAAGCGACAAAAGACGCAGGTAAAATTGCTGGATTAGAAGTATTACGCATTATTAACGAGCCTACTGCTGCTGCACTTGCATATGGTGTAGACAAAGACAGCAAGAAAGATATGAAGATTGCGGTATACGATCTAGGTGGTGGTACATTTGATATTTCAATTATTGAGATTGCAGATGTAGATGGTGAAAAGCAATTTGAAGTACTTAGCACAAATGGTGATACATTCTTAGGCGGTGAAGATTTTGACCAAGCTATCTTAGATTATCTAGTTGCAGAGTTTAAAAAATCAGATGGTGTAGATCTCAGCACAGATAAAATGGCACTGCAAAGATTAAAAGAATCTGCAGAGAAAGCAAAGATTGAACTTTCAACTAATACACAAACAGAAGTAAATCTACCGTTTATTACTGCAACAGCAGACGGCCCTAAGCACCTTATCGTTAAGCTTACAAGAGCAAATTACGAAGCAATGGTAGAAAAGTTGATCACAAGATCAATTAATCCTTGCAAAATCGCACTGAAAGATGCTAAACTACAAGCAAGTGATATTGATGAGATTATCCTTGTAGGTGGACAAACACGCATGCCAGCAGTACAGGCAGCAGTAGAAAAATTCTTTGGAAAAGCTCCACGTAAAGATGTCAACCCAGACGAAGCAGTTGCAGCAGGTGCAGCAATCCAAGGCAGTGTGCTTGCAGGCGAAACTACAGATGTACTACTGTTAGACGTAACTCCATTAAGTTTAGGCATTGAAACAATGGGCGGAGTAATGACAAAGCTGATTGAAAAGAATACTACTATTCCAAGTAAAAAGTCGCAGATTTTTTCAACAGCAGAAGATAATCAACCTGCTGTAACTATTGTTGTAGCACAAGGAGAACGTGAATTTGTACGTGATAATAAGATGCTTGGCACATTTAATTTAGATGGCATTACACCTGCACCGAGAGGATTGCCACAGATTGAAGTAACATTTGATATTGATGCAAATGGTATCCTAAGTGTAAGTGCTACAGATAAGGCAACAGGCAAAGAGCAGGCGATTACAATCAAAGACTCCAGCGGACTTAGCGACGAAGAAGTAGAAAAAATGATTAAGGATGCAGAAGAGAACGCAGATAAAGATAAAGCACAGCGAGAGCTTGTTGACGCACGAAATTCTGCAGAGGCTGCTGTCCACACTTATCAGAAAGACTTTGACGAAGTCAAAGACGATCTAACAGAAGAAGAACGTACAAAGTTTGAAACGGCTGTAACAGAACTACAAGAGTCTATTAAAGGCGAAGACAAAGAAGATATGACCGCAAAAGTTACTGCATTACATGAAGCAGTAGCACCAGTATTTGCTGCAAAGCAGAAAAAGACAGAAGCAACAACAGAAGCCGACAATGACAATGTTGTTGAAGGAGAAGTTACCGAAGCTGCTTAATTGAGTTTTTGGTAAATAACAGTGGATGCCGATGGTCGGGTCCACTACAATCTTGCTTATTAAAGGAGAAAAAAATGACAAGACTGACTACTCTCGACTTACCTTCATATTACAAAGCTACAATTGGATTTGATAAAATATTTGACGAATTAGAAAGAACTTTTGCTAATAGTCAAAGTAATTCCTATCCTCCATACAATATCGCAAAACTAGACGATAATGAATTTGTTATCAGTTTAGCAGTAGCAGGGTTTACTATGGATGATCTAGAAATCACTAAAGAATCTAATGTGCTCCGTATTGAGGGATCATCGCCTAAAAGCGAAGACAAAGTGAATTACATCCATAAAGGTATTGGCTCTAGGAACTTTAGGAGAGAATTTGCATTAGCAGATTACGTTGAAGTTGTTGAAGCTAGGCTTTCTGTAGGTATGCTAAACATTCGTTTACGCAGAGAAATCCCTGAAGCATTACAACCTAAAAAGATTGAAATAACTACAGGTGATGAGTTGACAATCAAATACGACGAAGAGTAATTAAATACTATAGGGAGGGAAACCTCCCTTTTACAAGGAAATTACATGACAACAGAAGTGATAGAAGAAGTAAAACTAGACGATAAAATTAAAAAAGATTTAGAAGAACCTGGAAAATGGAATGTTGTATTTCTAAATGACGATACTACTCCTATGGAATTTGTAGTCGAATTATTAATTATAATTTTCAAGCATTCACAAGAAACAGCAGAGCAGGTGATGTTGCAAGTCCATGAGAAAGGTAGTGCAATAGTAGGTTGTTATACGTTTGAAATTGCAGAACAAAAAACTACAGAAGCAGTAGGTTGTGCTCGACAACAAGGGTTTCCACTAGGAATACAAATGGAAAGGGCTTAATATGAGTCTAAAAGACTTAACATGGGAACACCATAAAAATGCAGAGAGACAGGAATTTGTAAAAATAATGATGAGTGGTAATATTCATCCTAAGTTCTATGCTACATTCCTCTATAATTTGCATCCGAGATATGATTTGCTAGAGGCAATGGGAAGAGTACATTCATTGTTTAATGATATTCCGACAGTACAACGTCATAAACTTATCTTAAATGATTTTAATCACCTTTGGAAAGAAACAACGCCTCCCATCACTGTTCCAAGCACAACTGCGTATATAGAGCATATGAAATCCTGCATGAATGATCCAGACAAAATAATGGCACATATATATACATTTCATATGGGAGATTTAAGTGGCGGACAAATGATTGCACGAAAAGTTCCTGGGATAAAATCAATGTTTGAATTTGATGGAAATGTTGATGAATTAAAAAATAAAATTAGAGAAAAATTAAATGACAATATGGCCGAAGAAGCACAATATGCATTTGATTCTGCAACCCAACTTTTTAAAGAAATGATGGAACTAGACTGTGAGCATTATCTGGAACAAACTGATAACATGTCAGAATGACATTATAAAGATTTTTGAAGACACCTGTAGTGAATATGAAGAACCCGGACTTGATGCTTTTAATCAGCCTGATAGTGGTTGGGTTAATCGTGTTTTTGCTAATAAATCTGTACGTAGAGCACATATTGATGTAGTTGATGCTCGTGATACACGTGGGTTATGGATGATGCATGTTTGTGTTTTTCCTATCATTACAAATCCCAGTCCTATATACGGATTTGATGTTATTGCTGGAAAGAACAAAATGACTGGTGCATTCCACGACTTTTCTCCAAGTGCCTATGCCCTGCATCCTATGCTTAATTTATATTTTGACAGTGTAAGGGATTTTGTGCCTAACAAGCAAAGAGAGTTGCCAGATTGGGCCAAACGTATTTTTACTGACAAGATGTTAGCAGCAGGCAATGTCAACACAGATGAAGAAGCACAGCAGATCATTGATATTGCAGTTGCTAACCTCCGCATGTATATGGAAGAAGTAGGAAAATACGACGATTACTTAGACGGTGACGGTGTTAAAGTTGCACAAAATCACTATTGTAATCATCAAAAACAAAATCCACACACACCTAAAGTAATGAAGAGTTTAGGATTAGACGAAGCAATGGTTGATACATTCTGTAAGGATATGTTATTCCCTAATATAGAATAAATATCTAAAAGGAATTTAAAATGCGATTTAGAGAATTTAAAGTTGAGTTAGTTGAAGCAGAAGAAGTTGAAATTGATGGCGAGGTGCATACATTACCATCGACCAGAATGGCTCCGAAAGAATGGGATAAAAAAATCTCTAGAACAACTCCAGATCCTAGGAAATATGTATATAAAGTTGCCGATGGTATTGCAAAAGAAAAAACCTTTTTATGGAAAACAGGATCAGGAAAAAATGCTACAGTAATAGCAGGCAAAGTTGATAAGATTACTACAAATTGGGGAGACGGAGGAGAATTATCTGCAGAAGAATGGGCAAAGTGGGCTTCGGATACTGTTAACGTAAGCGCACAAGACATAGAAAATTCAACATTTTTTTGGGTCGACGGAGAAGAAATGGCTCCGTCTCAAATGTACAAGACAGATGCAGCAACAGGGTCTCTCACTCCAAATTTAGGCGATATTGCAGAGGCTGTTTTAGGTGCAGCTATTACAGCAAAATTTGAGCAGGGCGGTGCGAATATTGATGCTGCTATGGTTGTCGACATGCTAAAAGAAGTTTGTCAGGCTAAAGATAAAAAAGCAAGAAGGATTGCAAATTATGGTGATAAATCTGTTGCAAACGACGATGTTACATTTTATCTTACATTAAATGCAACCAGCACTAAAGGCTTAAAAGTCTGGATGAGAGAAAAAGATCCATTAGCTAATCCTGCTGATTTCTTGCTTGTAAAAGAGTTTGACTGTCCAGTGAAAACAGTAAAAGGTATGCAAGAGCATGTTGCTAATGCAGTAAAATATGCAAATACCAGTCGTCGGGCGCAGGTAGCTGTTGATAAAGCAATGTTAGATCCAAAACAGAATTTAGTAGAAGTTGTATCAGATGGCGCTAACCCAGAAAATCAAACAACAACTAAAGTTGATTTAAAAATCTTATATGACGGAACCATAACAAGATTATTGAGTTTAAAAGCAGGTGGTGTTAAACAATTTGGTCAAGTAAGCGGAGGAGTTTTTGAAAACCTTTGCCAATTCTTTTATGAAACTGTAGGAATTCAAGTGAGTGAGCATCTTAAACAAGAATTCCAGTTTAGAACTCCTGTAGGTGAGAGAGATAAAACTGCAGCTCAATATAATTTTAGCGAAGGACCATTTAATAAATTATATGACTTTGTTGCACAAGAATTAAAAAATAATGTCTTAACAAACGACGATACAAAGAAAGAATTTCAACTTGTAGAAAAAATCTATAATAACATTGTACTTCATGCGACACGACTAGAACAAGGTGTAACTATGGTAATCCTTGGTTTAAATAAATCTACTCCTTACAAGGAATTAGCTTTCGACACAAGATTATACGAAGCCTTAACATTGTATGATTTACAAATGAAATACACAAAAGGAACAATGTCCATTGAAATTTATGGAGTCCTTTTAAAAGATAGGGCGGCAAAAAAACTTGGATCAAATGTAGATGAGTTAGATAGCAAAGCTAGATTAATATCCTTTACTACAAGAATGATGGGCGGAAGTGTTAGGAATTTAGTAGAAATGGGTGATCTGCTTAAAAATCTTGCTGATATTGAAAAACTAGACGCTGCTGAGGCACAGAGACAGCAAAAACAAGTACAGCAACAGCAAGCGCCAAACATGCAAAAACCTGCACAAGAACCTTTAAACGCTTGACAATTTAATTTTAAACTGTTATTATTAACTTTTAACCTAAAGAGGAATATGCAATTAGATATTACTGGTTCAGTTGTATTTCGGCATGAGTCCTTTCCGGCTTGTGAAAAATGTGAAGAAGGAGCAGAATTAATGCGTGAACGAGGCATTAAATTTGCAACTGTCACATGCGACAAGTCTATGTTTGGATCTCTAATGAAAGTAACTAAATCTCAAGACGTCCCCCAATTTTTTGTAAAAGGCGAGTTTATTGGAGGGTTGTCAGATCTAAAAACTCATCTTGAAACACTTTAACACACACATAAGGAGAAACTAATGATTGTACCTAATAAAACTTTTAAATTCCGTGTTGGCCCTGATTGGGATGATAAATCTACTGATGATCTTTTTAAAGGTAAGCGAGTAGTAGTTGTATCATTGCCCGGAGCATTTACACCAACCTGCAGTAGCAAACAACTGCCTAAGTACGAAGAAATGTATGATCAATTTAAAGCTGCAGGAGTTGATGCTGTTTATTGTGTATCAGTAAACGATGCTTTTGTAATGAATGCATGGGCGAAAGATCTAGGCGTTGAAAAAGTAGAAATGGTACCAGACGGCGACGGAGTATTTACACGTGGTATGAACATGCTGGTAGACAAACCTACACAGGGCTTTGGTTTACGAAGCTGGCGATATGCTATGGTAGTAAACAACAAAAAAGTAGAAAAGATGTTTGTCGAGGAAGGATTGAACAATCTTGGACTTGACGACGATCCTTACACTGAATCTACTCCAGAAGCAGTGCTTGAATATCTTAAAAATAATTAAAAATGTTTTCTTCCGAATACTACGATTGGAATACATTAATAGATAAAGATGCACGGAATCGTATGACGTGCAATATCCGAGAAGCTATTAATACAGGTCACTTTTGGACAAACAGTCCAAAATACCAAACTAATTATAATGTATTTGGAACTTCACAGCAAGACTTTGTAAACTTAAAAATGAGTTTTATTTGGTCTTGCTTTGCATTCCTTAATAAAGAAGTTAAAATACACAATATCCAGTCATGGGCATACATGACTAGTTTAAACTATCCTGAAGACAGAGACACCCTTTGGCATAATCACAATCATAATCCTGCAACTAAAACTGTAAGTGGCATTTACTATTTGGACTTGCCGGATGATGTATATAACTTAAAAGAAGCTGGTACAGAAATAGCACCAGATGGTGTTGACGGCAACAATAAATTTTTCCTTGATTGGCGAACAGGCCATTGGCTAATTTATCCAGGATCTACCTGGCATAGGCCTGGAATATTACAATCATCTAACGATAGATTTATTGTTGCAGCCGACCTAGAATTTTAGGAAATATTATGGCTACCTCTGAAGAAAAACAAGAATTAATAGACGATATCAAATTTCCCTACAAGTTTTATAGGATTAAAGTATATGGACGTGGAGGACATGATTTTTTATATAAGCTAGATAAGTATGGATTTGATTATTGGTCTAGGGAAGTACAAAAAAATCCTTGTGCAATAATAGATTATATAAATGATGCTCGAAAAGGTAAAGTTAGAAGTAATTTACCTCCTTACGCTGATTTCCTTAACGATAATGATAGCTTAATAGACATGGAATGGGGCGCAAGTTTTTCAAGCTGTGATCTAAGCGTAACGCAAACTGACGGAGAAGATATAGGATCTAATAATGTTAAAACTATAATCCAAGGCACTCCTTTATTATCGCTAAGCCTTCCTACTATTCAATTAAACAGAACACAACTTCCTAAATATGTTTTAGCGTACAGTAGTCACGAAGTAGGAGATTTTATAGAATTAATTTTAAAAATTGATCATCGATTTGATATAAAGCATTTAAAATTTGGTATTTTAGAAAGAGCAAAAGGAGATACGGTTCTTCAAGATTTAAGATACCAAAATATAAAATTAGAAACCATCTTTGGCCCTACTAAAGAAACAAACGAAACTTCTAATCTTTGGAAAACATGAGTAAAACATATACATTTAATGCAAAGGATGTGATGCAAACAGATCCTAGTAATCCTAAAAATAGTATTTTGAGTATACCAAGTGAAATAATGAAAGCCCAAGGATGGGGTCCTGGCACTGAAATTAAGATACAAATTGGAGACCAAGGCACAATAATTATCGAAGAGGCAGAAAAAAAAGTTGACAAATCTGAATAGTATGCTATAATACTTTATACGTTAACAACAGCGAGGGCTTATGTACATTGAAATTACAGGCGGCAGTGCAACACAGAAGTTTTATGTTGAAAGCATGATGCGTTTCTGTCATGAAAAACTGTTTCCTAGAATGCGTTCATTGTATTTGAATGTACACATTAAGAATTTTGGTGATGATGATAGCTGTGGTTATTGCGTACCCACTGATCCAGGCTCCCGTCCACGAGAATTTGATATTGAGTTAAATCGCAGTTTACGTCTTCGCACACTGCTTGAAACAGTAGGCCACGAGATGGTACATGTCAAGCAGTATGCACGTGGTGAATTGCGTGAAAACTATGGAGTGGGCAAGCACCTATGGAAAGGTGCTTGGGTAAACAGTAATATTGACTATTACGATTTACCATGGGAAATTGAAGCTCACGGAAGAGAAACTGGGTTGTTTATTCGTTACATACAAAAGCACAAGTTGTGCTACAAGAAATGGACTAAAACACAACACTAAGAGGGTTAATGTTTAACAAAGTTTCTTCTAAAAATACCAAAATGTTTAACACACTAGAAGTTCTTGCTGTAGCTTATGCAGCACATCGCATCAACAAAGGTTACATTAAGTTCGGTAGTTATGATTATCACAAAAATATTGTAATAAACAAAGCTAATAAAGAAATTGTTAAAGACCATTTTTGGAATTATAAAGGCGATGAAGCTTTAATGCACAAAGTTACGATTACTGACGAAGATCGTGAAAATGCATCAAACGCTCGTGCTCATTTTAAAAAATATACACTTGGTTTACTTGGCAATACATTAAATGATTTCCAGCAGGATTTATTTGCTGCTGTGACTGCAGAAGAAGTAAGTAGCTCACAATTAGGAATTATTGCCTATGTGCCCGAAATGGTTAAACGTGAACAAGCGGAATCTGCTCTTAAAAAGACTGTAAAACACGAATTCCGTGAAAGCAAACATGTTGGTGCTCGAGGTGAAACATTCGAAGGTATTTGTAGGATACTTTCTAAGCAGTGGTTTAGCTCTTTTGAACGTTGGAGTTATACTGTTGAATCTGAAGGCAACTTATTATCATTTTTTAACAAGTTTGAATTTCAAGAAGGCGAAACTCGTTTAGTAAAAGGTAAGATCAAAGATCTTGTAAATAACAAGAAGTTTAAAGTAGATGAAACACGATTAAATTATGTTAGACTATTTAATATATAGGAGAAAATGCCAAATTTAGTACCGGTTGTTATTGAAAAAGAAAGTAGGGGTGAGCGATCTTATGATATTTATAGCCGATTGTTAAAAGATCGTATTATAATGTTAGACACTGATGTAAACCAAACCAGTGCTAGTTTAATTGTTGCACAAATGCTTTTCCTGGAATCTCAGAATCCTGATAAGCCTATTAATTTTTACATTAATTCTCCAGGAGGTAGCGTAACTGCAGGTATGAGCATTTATGATACAATGAATTATATCAAAGCACCTGTGCACACTATAGTAATGGGACAGGCTGCTAGCATGGGATCTTTACTTGCTAGCTCCGGTACAAAAGGTCATAGGTATATGCTGCCTTACAGCAGACATATGATACATCAACCACTTGGCGGTACACAAGGTCAAGCCAGTGACGTTGAAATTCAATTTAAAGAATTACAGTACTGGAAAGAAGCCTTAACTGAAATTTATCATAAAAATACAGGCAAGACCGTTAAACAATTAGAAAAAGATATGGATCGAGATAATTTTATGAGCGCAGAAAAAGCAAAGGAATATGGACTCGCAGATAGTGTCATCTCACATCGCTGAGATTAAGGGTATACCCGCAAAGGATGTCCTAGAGCAAAATCTCAAAAACGGTGTTTTTGTTGTAATATTTAAAAAACTTGACGGCGACGAAAGGAAGATGACCTGTACTAAACAGACAGATCTAATTCCAAAAGACAAGTTACCAAAAACTGAAAGTAAATCTAATGATAAAACTGTGACAGTATGGGATACTAATGCTATGGATTGGCGTAGTTTTAGATATGACAGAATTATATCTGTTAAAGAATTTAATGATGTTTAAAAAATATCCACTGGCTAAAATTGCTGATTATGACGTAGAGGAATTTCTTAGTTTAGGTAATAATTTTGTTTCATTAAATTCAAATCAAAAAAAGATTGTATATATTCCTGCATGGAACAATGGAAATTCTAAACCTACCTTAGCTATTTTAAAGCAAAATCCTCGTTTGCTTGATTTAATAAATAAAAAAAATAATTATATATTACTAGATTTTGCTTCAGAAATGATAATTGGTGATTTATCGTTATTTGATAATTTCTCTGTACCTGTAAAAATTCTTTCATGCTACACAAAATTTAATCATAATGATTTATTAGAAAAATATAATGTTGATACTGTTCTTTACGCTAATATCCTTGGCTTAAAAACATGTAAATGGAATGAACATATTTTTGAGGATTACGTATCGAAAAAGATAGATAATTTAAGTTATACAAAAAAAATAGCAACACTGTATATAGGAAAAAGCAGACCGTCTAGATTAATCACTTTAAATTATTTTAACAAACTAAATATTTTAAATGATTGTTATTACACCTTTATAAACAATAACCATACAACAACTAATAAACTAGAGCAAATCTTTTATTATGTAAAAAAGTACTATCCTAATTTGGCAAATAACAAGGATTATTGGGATAATGATTTTTTATATACTTTATTGCAACAAGGTCCGATTAATGCTGACTTACTTAATAGTTTCTACGAAATTACACCTAAACACGGCCTAGATTCATTCTTTAGTATTATTATGGAAACTGACCGATATAGTCCTATATATCTATCATTTGCCAACAAGGATAATAAACACAAAATTAATCTAGTCGGCGATAGTAACTTTTATAATCATGTTTCGCAAAGTATTTTTACTACCGAAAAAACTTTTAAATCATTTGTAATGTTGCATCCTTATACAATTTTTGCGGCAAAAGGTCATATCCAAGATTTAAGAGATAGAGGTTATGACACGTTTGATGATATCATAAACCATAATTATAATAACGAGGATAATTATGAAACCAATTTGGTAAAATTTTTAGATGAATCAATACGTCTAATAAAATTAGGAAAACAGTATTGGATAAATTTTTGTAAAGATAATATAAATAGATTGTATAATAATTATAAAATATTCCAAAATGAAATGGGGTCAAAAGACATTTTGGATCTACATAATGATATTAAAAATTTTTTCCAAAAATGAACAACGAATACTCACACGTCTGCACTTTAAACAAATTAATGCATGATTTAGAAAAACAAATGAGAGAAAAGCATACTTTAATGCAAAAAATAAGAAATGACTTTTTGTCTTTAAAAAGACAGCATTATGATTTAGCTTGTATTTTAAAGAAACTAGAAGATGATAACAAAGATTGCAGGTAATTATTTATTCTTAGTCATTGCCGCAGTAACTCAGCTGGTAGAGTAGCTGATTTGTAATCAGCAAGTCGGAGGTTCAAATCCTCTCTGCGGCTCCATTTAAAAAAGGTTTATGAAACATTTAATTAGCATTACAGACGCAGACATACCACTTTTACTTTCCTCAGCTCATTGTATAGAAAACACATTTATAAATTACAAATTCAACAAAATTTTAACAAATTTATTCTACGAACCAAGCACAAGGACTAGCTCTAGCTTTGCAAGTGCTATGTATAAGCTAGGTGGCAAAGTTATAAGCATTAATGATGTAAATTATAGTTCTGTAGCTAAAGGTGAAAACTTAGAGGACACTATACGGACTATGGGTACATTCTGCGATGCTATTGTCTTAAGGAGCAGGACTGCAGGAGAAGCTGCAAGAGCTGCATTTGTATCAGAAGTTCCTGTCATTAATGCAGGAGATGGTAATGGCGAACATCCTACCCAAACACTTGCAGATCTTTACACCATATATAAAGAATTTGGTAGATTAGATAATTTAACTGTAACTTTCGTAGGAGATATTGAAAACGGAAGAACTGTACATAGTTTAGATAAAGCTCTTCCAAGTTGCGAGAAACATTTTATTGATACATTTGATAAAAGTATATGGCCAACAAGTGATGTATATTATTTGACAAGGGTACAGAAAGAACGTGGAAGTGAAGGTAGCTATCGTATGCGGAAAGAACATATACAACACATACCAGAAAATGCTATTGTAATGCACCCTTTTCCACGTAATGAGGAAATTCCTACTTGGTTTGATAACGATCCTAGAGCTAGGTATTTCCAGCAAATGCGTAATGGATTAATAATGCGAATGGCTGTGCTAGCAGATATTTTTTCAAACGAGAAATAATTTGTGTGGAATAGTAGGAATATTTTCCTTCGATAAAAATCGAAACGTTGTACCTGAACTTGTAAAATCTTTAATGGATTTACAAAATCGGGGACAATTAAGTGCTGGCATCACTACATATAACGAAAACCGCAAACGCATCTTACAAACCTACAAAGACAACGGAAAAGTAGACGATGTTTTCCGTACCAACCATAAAGAGAAACTCCAACATATAAAAAATACTTACGCAGGTAATATAGGTATTGGCCATGTCCGCTATGCTACCAGTGGTGATGACTCCGACACACTTGCACAACCTTTTGAGCGTCCTCATGGCAGATTATCAAAATGGTTTAGTATTGCATATAATGGTAATCTAGCAAATTACAGGACACTAAAATCGCAGCTAGAGTCAGTAGGCTATAACATGACCTACGACAGTGACACGGAAGTAATTATGCATTATCTCAGCAGAGAAATGCAAACTAAGACTCCTGCTGATGCGCTAAACTTTGCAGAAATACTGCGAAAGTTAGATGATGAGTTTGATGGTGCTTGGAACTTGTGTTTCCTTAATGCACAGGGTAGATTTTTTGCCAGCAGAGATAAGCACGGATTCCATCCATTAGTTTATGGCATGACAAAAGACTATCTTGTAGTTGCAAGCGAGAGTTCTGTGCTAGATAATTTACAAATAAAATCATTTGATGTTCCGCCAGGTTGTGCGATTAGCATAGATATGCCAAACAAATGGTGGCACATACATAAATTTGCAGAGCCTGAGAAAAAACACTGTTTCTTTGAATACATATACTTTGGAAACAGTGGGAGTAAGATGGATGATGTTAGTTTATATCATACACGCACTGCGATAGGAGAGGCGCTTGCACAGGAAGAAACAGAATTTTATGATCCGTTTGATCAAGTTGTAGTTCCTGTGCCCGAAACAAGTTTTATAGCAGCAAATAGTTACGCAAATAGCTTGCGATTACCTTACGAACAAGCTATAATTAAAAATCATCAGATAGGAAGGACCTTTATCGAAAGCAAAGATCGTCGTGAACGTGTAAAGATGAAATTTAGTTTTATTAAAGAAGTGCTTAAAGGTAAAACTGTATTCCTAGTTGATGACAGCATAGTAAGGGGTAGCACACTAAAGGAATTAGTAGCAATACTAAAAGATTGGTGTGAAGTAAGAGAAGTACACATACGGATAGGATGTCCACCTATTATTAAACCATGCTATTATGGTATAGATTTTCCAACAGAACAGGAGTTATATGCAGGAAATACTGCCCCTAGTGCTGACGATTTCAATGCTGATAGTCTGCATTATCTTACTTTGGAAGGGCTTATGAACAGCATTAGGAAAAAACAAGATCAATTATGCTCTGCTTGTATTACAGGCAAGTACCCAACACCCTATGGATTAACGAGGATAAATGCACAATAGATATACAGATCAGGAAATGGCTAGTATTTGGAGTGAGCAGGAGAAATACGAAACTTGGTTTGAAGTTGAACATAAGGTTTGTGAGATTTATGCAGACCTAGGTAAAATTCCTTATGCTACTCCCAAGACAATGGAAAGCTTACGTGAAGCTTGTTTTGCAGGAGATTTTGTAGGGAAAATTGAAGAAATTGAGCGTGTTACAAAGCATGACATTATTGCATTTTTAACTCATTTAAGTAATGTAATTGGGGAACCTGCGAAACACATACATTACGGAATGACAAGCCAAGATCTTATTGATACAGCCCAAGCAATAATGGTAAAAAGATCGATCTTGTTAATCCTTAATAGACTGTCTGATCTTAAAGCTGCAATAAAAGAAAAAGCTGTCCTATATAAACAAACTATTTGTATGGGTAGGTCACACGGTGTACACGCAGAACCAATGGCATTTGGACTAAAACTGCTAACACATTATGCAGGATTTGATCGTTGTGCTAAAGCACTTTGGAGAGACTTGCCTGAAATGGTAAGGATTAAATGCAGTGGTGCAATTGGTACATACAGTATGATTGATCCGCAGGTGGAAACTACACTCTCAAGCAAGCTAGGCATTCCTTCAGAGGACATTGCAACACAGGTTGTACCTAGAGATAGGCTAGCACTGTTATTCAGTCATCTAAGCATCACGGCAAGTTGCATTGAAAGACTAGCAGTAGAAATTAGACATCTACAACGGACAGAAGTAGGAGAAGTGATTGAAAGCTTTACCCCTGGACAAAAGGGATCTAGCGCAATGCCACACAAGAAAAATCCTATACTAACAGAAAACTTAACAGGATTAGCTAGGGCAGTCCGTATGAGCTTAACACCGGCTATGGAGAATGTAGCACTGTGGCATGAACGAGACATTAGCCACAGCAGTCTAGAACGTATTGCACTACCTGATACGTTTACACATCTTAGTTTTGCATTGGATCGTTTAACAGATGTTGTTAATCGTATGTATGTAAATACTCATCGTATGCGAGACAATGTTTGGTCACAAGGAGGAACATTCTTTTCACAACGTATCCTGCTTGCACTGATTGATAAAGGTATGACACGGGAGGATGCATACAAGATTGTACAAGAAGCAGCTCATAATAACAGTGATAATTTTAGATATGCAATTATGAGTAAAAACTTATTTTCAAAAGAAGAATTAAACGATTATTTTAGTTTAACACAATACACAAAGAATGTAGATTATATTTTTAACAAAGTTTTAAAGGAGTAATAATGGCAGATGTTGCAGTAGTAATGGGTAGTATTAGTGATTGGGATGTAATGAAGGCAGCATGTGATGTGCTTGAAGAGTATGGAGTAAGCTACGAGAAACGTATTTTATCCGCACACCGCACACCACTTGCTATGATAGATTTTGCAGCAAAGTCTAAAGACATTTATCAGCATAAAGTTATAATAGCAGGCGCAGGGGGAGCAGCACACCTACCTGGTATGTTTGCCGCAATTACAACCCTGCCTGTTATCGGAGTACCAATCCGTACAAGCACAGCAGAAGGATTGGACAGTTTGTTAAGCATCGTACAGATGCCACGTGGGGTACCTGTTGCTACGGTGGCAATAAACAATGCCACAAACGCAGCAATATTAGCTTGTCAAATCCTTGCACTTACAAATAGCAGTTTAAGTGATAAAATTGTTGATGTTCGTGAAAATCGTGAAACGGAAGTAAAGGCACTAAATGACACCGCTTGGGACAACTCTTAAACATCTTAATCCTTGTCACGGTAGAGGTAAACGGATCATCGTCATAGGCAACGGTGGCAGGGAAGATGCGTTACGTTGGAAATTAGAAAAACACGATCATTGTATTGTTGACAGTTTAGCTGATTTAACAGTAGTGGGACCGGAGAAAGAAATAGCAGGAGGCATTGCTGATAGGCATGCACATAAACATATTGTAGCACCGTCAATGCTTGCTGCTAGATTAGAAAGCAGTAAACTGTGGGCTAAACAGTTTATGCAAAGGCATGATATACCTACTGCAAGATGGATGACATATACCAGGAATCCAGACGGTATGAATCAGGCTATTTTTGATATGGATAATATGCGTGATGACCAAACGCCTGTGGTAATAAAGGAAGACGGTCTTTGCGGAGGAAAAGGAGTAATTATTGCAAAATCTAAACAAGAAGCTTGGAGCCATCTTCCACATATTTTTACTAACAATGTTTTTAATTCCCTTTCTAATAAAATCTTATTCGAAGATTTTATTGAAGGATTTGAAGCAAGTTGTTTTGTTATGTCAGACGGAGAAAATTATAAAATGCTTCCGTTTTGCAAAGATCACAAACGATTAGGAGATGGTGATACTGGACCTAATACAGGAGGTATGGGTGCTTATTGTCCGCATCCAGGCATAGACAAAAAACTAGCAAAAGAAATTGAAACAAAAATTGTTTTTCCAACATTAAATGGAATGCGACTAGAAGGTTTGCGATACAGAGGTATCCTTTATGTCGGTTTAATGATTTCAAAAGATGGCCCGTATGTAATTGAATACAATGTTAGATTTGGCGATCCTGAATGTCAAGTATTAATGATGTTAATGGAAGATGATTTATATCCATATCTAGAAGCAATCACAAATGGAACATTAGATAAATTGCCAGAGCCTAAATTTAAAACAGGTGCTGCTGTAACTGTGACACTATGTTCACAGGGCTATCCCCGTGAATATGTTACAGGACATGAAATTACTGGACTAAATGATCTTGATGATGTAGTAGTTTTCCACGCTGGTACCGAATTAAATGAGAATACTGGTAAGTATAAAACAACCGGAGGCAGGGTATTAAATGTTACTGCCGTGGGTGAAACCGTTGACCAAGCTAGCGAAAAAGTTTATAATGCTATTAACAAGATCGATTTTGCAAATATGATTTACAGGACTGATATAGGAAAAAATGAAGAAAGTAACAATACAGACAAAGCTGCGAAGTGGAATCAAAGACGTAGAGGGAGAAACAATACTGAACAGTGTAGGAAAAAGTTCAAAAATCACTCACATTTCCGTAGGGCAGATATTTTATCTAGAAGTTGAAGATGATGTGACATTAGAAGAACAACATGAGATTGCTAAAAATATTTTTGTAAATGAATTGTTGTATGATTATACGTTAATTCCTACTGACCCTCACAAGTTGTATTAAGATGTTAACACCTGAAGAAGAAAAATTAATTGAAAATAGGATATGGCGTAAACCCTTTCCTACTGAATTAGCGGTATTTGATGCTATGTGGAGTGAGCACTGTAGCTATAAAACAAGTAAACCGCATTTACGCCGATTATATACAGATAATAAACATGTATTCTCTGGACCTGGAGAAAATGCTGGTGTAATTAGCATAGGCGGGTCTGATAGGATTGCATTTAAAATGGAATCTCATAATCATCCTAGTTATATTGAGCCGTTCCAAGGTGCAGCAACAGGTGTAGGTGGTATACTACGAGATATATTTACAATGGGTTTTAGACCAATTGCATTAACTAACAATTTATTCTTTGGTGATCCTGCACTATCAGCTGATCCTAAACGTGTAATGGATGGTGTAATAAAAGGCCTAACACATTATGGTAATTGTGTTGGTGTGCCAACAGTTAGTAGTAAAATTTTATTTCATAAAAGTTATGAAAAAAATCCACTTGTGAATGCAATGGCAGTAGGCCATACACGAGGTCCTACATTAAAATGTGGAGCAAAAGATCCAGGCAAACTCTTATATGTAGGTGCGAAAACAGGCCGTGATGGAATTGGTGGTGCTGTAATGGCCAGTGATAGTTTTACTGATGGTGTAGACTTACGCCCTACTGTACAAGTAGGAGATCCATATTTAGAAAAATTACTTATAGAAGCCTGTCTTGAATTAGCTGAAACAGGGCATGTAATTGCAGCACAAGATATGGGTGCTGCTGGGTTAACCAGTTCAGTTACTGAAATAGGTATTAAAGGTGGATCTGCTACATTCAAAGGAAAATGTGGAATTGAGCTAGATCTAGACAAAGTACCGCTAAGAGAATCGGGTATGGAAGCATGGGAAATACTATTAAGCGAGTCTCAAGAGCGTATGCTGTTTGTTGTACATGATTGGGGTATAGAGGAGGCAAAAGCTATCTTTAATAAGTGGGACTTAGATTGTGTAGAAATTGGTCATTTAACAGAAGATGGTAATTTTGTTGTTTACAAGGATGGCAAAGTTTGCTGTAATTTTCCACTTAGTGCTTTAGAATATCCAGAGCTAGAAAGACCATGGACCCCTCGATTTGATCGTGCAGAAATACAGTCAGAGTACAGGTATGTTACTGAAAACGTACTATCACAATTTGACAGTGAAGTACAAGGAAATACTATAAAAGGTATACGTGATGAAGTTGCTGTAGTAGAAATCCCAAAGAAGGACAACAGGAGCAGAGATAAAAGGATAGCAATTTACACCCAAAGTTATCCTTACCACAGTTATGTAAACCCAGATCAAAGTGCTGAATTTTGTATCAGCTCAATGTATGATAAATTAGTTGATGTAGGAGCTAAACCTATTGCATTAACAAATTGTTTAAATTTTGGCAATCCAGAAAATCCGGAAATCATGTTTGAGTTTAAAGAGACAATAGACGGAATGGCTAGGATTTGTGAAAAACTTGACTTTCCTATCGTTAGTGGCAATGTTAGTTTTTACAATGAAACTTCAGGACAAAATATTTTACCAACTCCGGTATTTGGAGCAATTGGACTAATGGAGCACTAATGTATACTGTAGGAGTAATTATATTTCCAGGCAGCAACTGTGATGCAGAAACTGTTGATTTTTTAAACACTTATACTGGATTACGGGTAAACAGGATATGGCACAAAGACACAAACATTAAAATGCATGACATGTATGTATTTCCGGGTGGATTTAGCTACGGTGATTACATGCGAGCAGGTAAACTTGCTACATTTAGTCCGGCAGTTGCGGAAATAGAGAAGCATATTAGATTGTATGAAAAGAAAGCACTAGGTATTTGCAATGGTTTCCAAATACTATGCGAGTTAGATTTACTTCCTGGTACATTAAGGCAAAATGAGAACTTGCAATTTATCTGTAAACCTGTTACTATATATAATGAGGAGGAAGAGTTTACTGTTCCTATTGCCCACGGTATGGGCAATTACTATCACCCACATCCAGAGTTAGTAAATGTCGCATATAGATATTCTGATAATCCAAACGGTAGTACAAATAATATTGCTGGGGTTTATAATCACCGAGGAAATGTCCTTGGACTAATGCCTCATCCTGAAAGAGCATTTAAACATTATCACGTTAGCCAAGACGGTTACAAAATATTAGAAAATTTTGCAAAGAGATAATATGATAAAAGAATCGTTATCAAAACCATATAAATTTACAGATTTTGTAAATTTTAAATACGTAGTTGATTGTAAAGGAGAAAGGTTATCATTTAGAAAAACAGGTAAAAAACTGCCAAAAGGAATATATCAACTATATTTGCCTTCATTTGGTATTTTTTACGTTGGCATTAGTTACACTAACAATAGTAACGGTATTGTCAATAGATTTTTTGCCCATGCTCAAAAAATGACAGGCGTTTTTACAGGCGCAAAAGATACACGAGAATTTAAACGGTTTAGGCATTTACTTGAAGCTTCAGGTAATGATTTAAACACGATACTAAATCATGTATCTGTGTATTTTATTCCGTGTCCAAAAATGAAAACTAAAGAAATTGAAGCATGGGAGACAATAATTTTTAATACTTTAAAAAACAAAGGACAAGCTTTTTGTAATAGTGCTAAAAAAGTCGAATTAATGAATAAAGAAACTATAGATTATATTTTAAATCAGGAATATTTAACAAGCCATGTATGATAAATCAAAAGTAATATTAGCACTGGATAATTATTCTGTACCAATGGCAGAAGAAATTATCAGTAGATGGCAAAGCGAAGTTTGGGGATTCAAATTAAATCACAATCTCTACCCTTATATTGGTAAAAATTATAATAACATATTTTGTGATTACAAGCTTTATGACATTCCCAACACTATGTGCGGAGTCCTTGACCGTTTGGTAGATGACGGTTGCGAGATGGTTACAGTCCATATGACCAACAATAAGACTGCAATTCAAACGCTGAGCAAGTATGCAGATAAGATTAAACTGTTAGGAGTAAGTGTTTTAACTAGCTGGGATTTTGCAGATGTTGATAAAGTTTTTAGAGCTACAGTTGAAGACATATACGCCCGTACAATGTGGCTTATGGAAGACAATGGATTTTATGGAATGATCTGTTCTGCACAGGATTTACAATATATGCCTAAAACCGATCTTAAGAAAATTTGCCCAGGTATCAGACATGGTGCTACTAGTGACGATCAAAGGCGTGTGGCTACTCCACAAGCTGCACTAGAAGCAGGAGCTGACTATATCGTAATGGGGAGGAGCTTCTTTGAAAACGCATAAATTAATGCCTATGTTTTGGCGGGGATTTTTCAGTTACTTGCCGTTTACAGCAATTACAATCTCTAAGGATACTGCATGGTACATTGACTATAAGTCCCTTGACAACGAAAATTTACGCAAGCATGAAGAAGCGCACATGGCACAGTTTGAACGTCATGGTTGGTTTAAATTTGTTTTAAAATATTTTTACTACAGTTGTAGATACGGTTATTGGAATAATCCTTTTGAAGTAGAAGCAAGAAATGCCATTATACACAAATAGTAAAACAAGCGAAGATATCGAGCTTTACATTGGTTGCGATTGCCATGATCCTAGCCATGCTGTACACCTTAGTAGATTTGCAGAAGACGATTTCTTGTGTGATCAACTATACCTCACATTCGTTAATCAACCAATGTCTTTCGTTGAAAAGTGTAAGGCAATGTGGCAGCTAATAAGACACAACACTTTTCATCATAATGAAATTATATTAAACAAAGAAACATGGCTAGAACTAGCAAACGTATTAGCGCAGGCATCTCTGCGTAGGGTAAATAACGTACAAGGAGATGAAATGGCAGATAAGATATTAAATCTAACACAACATGAAGCAACACAGGCACAGCTAGATTTAGGAGTGTTCGAACCAGACAACAAACAACAAGTTAGAAATTTACTAACATTTGAAGAACCGCCTAGTCACAAGGATATGGTTACTAGAGCTAAAGAGCTTGCAGAAATATGTCGTAAGCACGGTGCAACTCGTGCAATGATAGGAGGAGCAGGTTATTTTATGGGTACATTAGAATACATCCTTAGAGAAGAAGGAGTAATAGGCATGCATTCTTTCACTAAGAGGGTGGTGTATGAAACTGATAACGGTGACGGTACAACGACAAAACAATCAGAATTTATTCACACAGGTTGGGTAAAATAGGAGTAATATGCACGGTGAATGGGCAGGTGGAAAAGGATCTACCTATAGGAAGATAAAAGATCCAAAAACTTTTTATACCAATTGGGATAATATTTTTCAACAATCAAGAGAAAAAGGTGATACCATTTATGATACAAGATTACCTAAAAAAACTAGTTCAGACTGAAATAGGACAAACTATGGCAAAGAATGTAAAAGAATTTATCGTAGATGATACAAAAACTCAAGTACAGGCTAATACTTTTGAAACTAGCAGTTTACTAAGTATCATTAAATTACAGCAAAAATTACTAGATGATCTCGTAAATAGATGGGATCCAGATGTAATGACCACTCTTGCAAAAATTACCGATAAGATTTCGAAATTAGAGAACTACAATGAGTCCGCTCCTAGAACATAAGCATTATATTATAAGAGCATCAGTAAAACATACCAAAGCACTGCAGGATTTAGCATTAATTGAAGAATGGATGAAAGAATTAATCCATTCCATTAATATGAAGATCCTAATAGATCCTGTTGCTGTTTATTGTGATAAAGAGAACAATAAAGGTGTAACAGCAATCGCCGCTATAGAGACAAGCCATCTTGCATTACACATTTGGGACGAAGTAGATCCTGCTGTTCTTCAGTTTGATCTCTATAGTTGTAAGCAGTTTGACGAATTGGTTGTTTTGCAGAGTATCGACGATACGTTTGGACTAGTAGAACATGCTAGTATGGTGCTAGCCCGTGACCCATTTTTATCAACTAATCAATGACAGAAAAAGTAAATCATCCAAAGCATTATAATAATCACCCAAGTGGTGTCGAAGCAATTGATGTTATACAGTATATGAATTTTTGTTTAGGCAATGCGTTTAAGTATGTATACCGTTACAAATACAAGAACGGCATAGAAGACCTTAAAAAAGCAATATGGTATCTAGAAAAACAAAAAACAGCTATGCTAAAAGCACACCTTGCAATTACACATACGGCTACTAGTGATTTTTACAGGATTTTGCATCACGAGCCTGATACCGATATCGCTAAGGTTTTAGAAATTATATATTCGGTATCGTTCCATGATAAACCGTTTAAACTGCTAGATGAAGCTGTAGAAATATTAAAAAAGAAGTTGACAAACCCAGAATAACTGTTATACTAAACTAATAACACACACAAGGAGACTTATGCAAATTTCACTTCGAAAAGCTAATACTATCCAGAACGAGATTGCCAACTACATCGTCAATGGCTTTGATACTATTGATCGCACAGTTGATGCTATCTTAGTTGACGATTGGCAAGGAGTGACTGCACGTCTTGAACAAGAACACGCAGAGCAGGTTGCAGAGCGTAGAGAACTGATTGGTGCCCGTTGGACGATTAGGAATCTGATTGCAGAGGCCAATCATCATGCTGGTATTAACAAGCTGATGGGACACATTGCTAGTGATGAATATGAAGTCAGCATGCTAGAGAGTGCCCTAAGTCACTGCGATGTACAGCAAGACGCTGCAATCTACGAGCGCAAGATCGAGCTGAAACGCAAAGATATGGAGAAGACCGAACGCAGCCCATATCAACGTGACAACGTTGAGATTCCTGTGTTTACAAAACCATATCGCAAGAACATCGAGCGAGAGATTGCTACGCTGAAAAAGCAGATCAATCGCTACAAAGATCTACTGCTAGAAAAGAATATCACTACAAAAGTGACACTAACCGAAAGTTTGGTTGACTTGCTTGCCAAGTACAATCTTATTGACGCTTAGTGTCCAAGGATGGGGAGTAAGCTAAAACGTTGCTGTTCGCAGTAACACATCCAACTACGGTGTTGACACCACCTCCTGGAATTACATGTTCCCTGCACTGCCGGATTTCTGTTATTTGTTAGGTCGCCGGTGCCTATTTGCTACAGGGATATAATTCTTGTAATTTGTCGGTTGTAGTTTGTGATTTGTCCTGCTTATTGTCCATCCTACCCCTCACCTTGACACTCTCCTAACACTACATTAAGTAAATACCTATGAGAACTCTAATAGGAATACTATCAGCAGTTCTAATCGCTTCGCCGGTTTTGGCTGACAACAAGACTGATAATTTATCTGTGTCATTTGAAACTGAAGAAGAATTTGTCGAACATCTAATTAACAAGAGCATAGATCTATATGCTCCTAAACGGACGGTTGACATAGGGTTGAGGAACTTGTTCTATGATGATCAAATCTCAATCACAGTAAATCTGAAGGACGCCCAGATTAAACTTTACGCCCCGTTTGGCGTTGTAGATAAAAAATACGACGGGACATTATTAACAATTGAGTATCGATTTTAGGAGAGACTAATGGATGCAACATTACTCTATACAGTAGTCGGTTTTACACTCGCTGCTTATT